TCGACGGAAAGGACGGCCGGCGCCGTGGCCAGCACCGAGAGGGCCAGGGTGCTGTTGCTCCCCTCGACCTCAACGGACAGGGAACCCAGTACCAGCGAGGAAACGGAGATGGAGGACATGGGTTAGTTCGTCACCTGGTCGATGACAGTCAAACGGAAGGTGTCGGAGAAGAAGGTCGTGCCGCCGTAGACGAACTTGATGTCGCTGCGGGCGCTGCCGAGGGAGAAGCCGGCCGTGGTCGAGGCGGGGAGGAAGGCCACAAAGGACAGTCCGTCGCCGGCCATGGTGATCGTGCAGGGGTAGACCACCCCAGCCGAGTCGATGATGTCGGAGGTGACAGTCGTGGTGAGGAGGTTCGCCGGGCCGCCGGCCGCCGGGGTGTAGGTGACAGTGCCCGAGTAGGTCGTCCCCCGCTTGAAGGTCACAGTGTTGCTCATCTTCTTAACCTTGGGCGGGGGTTAAACCTGCACAGTCGCCCCGCTGGAGTCCTTGGTGTAACCAGACCAAGAGCCCAACCAGTCATTAAGCTGGGGCTCGTAGTTGGGGGTATAGGGGGCGATGTTGGCCACGTCCAGCCCCTGGAACTGCACGGGGTTCGATAGGGAGAGCGGGCCTAGGTGCGTCTGCTCGACGACAAAGCTGGTACCATCCCAAGTCAGGTCGGCCACCTTCCACTTCTGGCAGTTGTAGTTGTACTGCACAAGGGACCCGGTGTTCTGGATGGTCAAGAAAGTGGTGCCCGTGGGGGTATTCACCTCGACGAGCTCTTCGCTGTTGGTCTGGCGCACGATGATCTGCGGGTCGGAGCCGTTGAAGAAGTTGCTCTTGGTGTCGGCGTCTGAGCCGTCCGCGATGATAGCCAGGTAAGGCCAGAAGCCGTCCATGTCGCTCCCGCAGCCGATGATGTAGACGCCCCAATTGTCGGACCCGCCCTCGACGCTCGCGGGCTGAATCTGGACGTACCCGCCCAAGTCAACCAGGGGGGAGTCGGCCGCAGTGGCGAAAGGGCCGGTGGTCTTCGAGCCGTCGGGGTAGCAATAGAACTTTTGCACCTCGGCCTGCCAGCATCCCCACGACCAGGCGTCGTAGTTGCGGGAACTCGTGAAGCGCACGAACCCCTTGCGGCACTGCACCCCGTGGCCGCTGCCGGTGTAAATCGTCGAAACGCGGAACTGCTCGGGGTCCTGCCAGAGCTGCCAAGTTTGGTCGACGTTTAGGGTGACGGCCCCGCCGACGTTCGTAGAGGTGTAGCCGATGCCTGGCTGCATCATAATCAGACGTTGGTTCCTTCGTAGACCAGGTGCGTGTAGCCTTCGCGGTTGAAGCGCAGCTCGTACGAGAGTTTGAAGATTGCTCCGTAGTCCTCGAAGTGCACCGAGGCGATAAGCCATTGAGGGTCTTCGTCGGGAGACTCAAAAGGAGGCGTGAAGTAGGTGGGCAGGAGATACGCGAAGCCATCGGGCCCGCGCTGGTACATCGTCTTGCCGACGTAGCCCAGGAACGTGTTCACGTTCGCCGATGCGTTCGTGTAGATGACCCCGTTGACAGTCGAGGTCGGGGCGAGATACCCGGTCTTCTGGTACAGCTTGCGGGCAATCGGGTCGTCTTTCTGGAAGAACCCCAAGAACTTGCCGCCGGAGGCCAGCTCGAAGATGGCCCCATTGTCGCCTTCAAACAGTTGCTTGTCGTAGGGCTTCAGCGATGTGATCGTGGACGCGACAGAATAAGGGCCAGGGCCAGCGATGCCGCCAGATGCTCCGGAGACGAAGAACTTCGGATGGTTCGTGATGGGCTCGGTAGTAAGGGTGGCCGACCCCGAGACGTTGGGCTTGGAGAACGCGCTTTCCGTAGCCAATCCGATGTAATCCACCGTGATGGTCGCGATGTCGTTAGGCCCATAGCTGATGCTGATCTTGTGCGCCTTCAGGCGGGCGTCGGGACCGAAGGAGTCCCCGCGCTCAAAGGAGCCTGCCGCCACGCCGTGGTTGGACTTGTAGACGGCCTTGCAGGTCAGCACCTCGTAGCCATCGTCGGCCACCACGTAGCCAGGTTGCAAAACGGGGGTGTCTAGGTCGTTGCCTTTGTTGATGGTCGTCATTTTTTAGCGGGCAGGAAGGGGAGTGCGGCCGGACTGCGTAGGTCCGCCGAAGTCGGGATACTTCTGGGGCTGGAAACCGATGCGAGCCTGGTCGGCCTCCACGATCTGCCGGAGGGAGTTGGCCATGTCCTCCTGCAGGGCGACCTGCTTGTTGAGGATGTCGAACTGGGCGTTCATGCCGACGCCCACAGTGTTGCTCGAAAGGTTGGCGATGTTCTGGGGAGACATATTGCCTGGGCCTTCCTTAACCGGACGCTGCGCCGCTGTCTCGGAGAAGAACCTATCAAACGCAGTTTGAAGATTTGCAGGGAGCACTTTGTTGTCTTGTGCAAGTTGAGTTGCGACCCTGCTGATGTCTAGTTTTCCCATTTCATCAACTAGGGTGCTGAGGCCCGTATAAGGGTTTTTCAATTGCTGTTCCAAGAAGGCTCGACCCTCTGGTGCTTCTGTGAAAAATTGAGCCCTAGCCTGTTCTTTCAAACCCTCGGCCTTCTTCTTATCCTCTTCAACCTTCTGTTGTTCCTGCCGGCGCTTTGCCCCTTCGATTTCCTGCTGGCTTGCGTACAGCTTCGCCTCGGCCGTGTTGGCGAAATCCAAGGCTTCCTTGACCTCGCGCTTCCGGGCCTCGATCGCTGCGGAAACGAAATTGATGGCGCTATGCAGGAGGACCATCGGGGCGAAGAAGCTCAACAACACATCCTTGCCGAAGTCGCTGAACTTCTTCTGCACGGCCGCGGTCTGGCGCTCGAAGTCGGACATGGCCTTCTTCGACTTGTCCACCTTCTCCGGGACGTCAGTCGTCCCCTTGATGCTGTAGTTTACGTCCGTGCTCATCTCAACCTTGGGAAGCCGTAAAGGCCGCCATGGCCTCCTCGTCCTCCGTGGTCAGCAGATTGACCTCTGCCCCCTTCATCCCAGAAAAGCAGGTCGAAAGCCATACGGCCTGACACTCGGGCATCGTCCAGGCACGCTCCTCGGGCACCCCGTTGCTGATCAGGTTGGCCACCAGCCCCAGCACCCAGGGCATCCCGCTGGCCCTCTGCTCAAGTTTGCCGGACTCCCAGAACTTAGGCCAGTGCTCCATGTACATGCGCTGGATAAATGCCCGCACAGTATTCTGTAGGAACTCTGGTTCGGCGTCCATCCTGGCAATGAGGGCCTTGTCCTTCATCGTGATCTCGCGAAGGGATTGCCCCGCGCAAGTCTTCAAGGCGGCCACGACGGAAGACGGCGTAAAGCCAGAACCTTCGACAAAGGGCGACTCGATGGCGTGCAACCTGACCCGGTCTCGCAGGCAGAAAGGGGCAAGCCGATACCCAAGCACCTCGTCGGGCTCTGGGTCGGTATGCGCTAGAATGAAGCGGCGGTCCATGCCGCTACGCCTTAGACGTAGGAGGCAATCCCGTCAACCTGACGGAACTTGATGCTGACCCGGACGAAGTCCTTGTTAGAGCCCTTCTCCGAGACGGACTCGATGCAGCCAGTGACCTCTTGGGAAATGCCCACGTCGGTCTTCAGCTTGACGGTGATGGCCGCGCCAATCTCCGGCATGTCGGAGGTCTTGGCGATGCCTTCCACGGTGCCGGTGCGCTCGACGCCATCGTAGCGCAGGGTGACGGTCACGCCAGTCTCGTCGGCCACCTTGTCGTTGAGCTCGAAAGCCTTGTCGACGCTGACGCTCTGGGCGATAAAATTGGAGATGCCCGACTGGACGGCCACCCCGTAAAGTACAGTCACGCCTTTGAGTACAGCAGCCATAGGTAGTTCTTAACCTTGGGAAGGTGGTCAAGGCGCCAGGACGCACAGCACCGAAAGGCGCAGGACCGTGGCCCACGCACCCGTCTGCTCGTCCAGCCCCTGATCCTCCGAGACCACGGTGACGTCGTAAAGCAGGGCGTCGCCCTGGGTGGAAAAGACCGTACCCATCGCGTCAACGTCGGCCAGCGTGGCAACCATCGCGGCGGCCCTGGCCCGGTGGGTGGTCAGGGTCACGTCGTTGGCGTTGTCGTGCAGGACGCAGCGCACCTGGCAGTCGTAATTGCCCAAGCCGTCGGGCAGGCCGGCGGGGGTGTTGGCCGAGTCGCAGACCACGACCACCTTGGGCATCACCGCGTCGGCCGTGCTGTCGCCCGGGTAGATGTTCACGCCCGTGAAGGTCGCTTCGGCCTGAAGCATGGCGACGAGGTTGGCCTCGCAGATGTGGCGAATAGAGGATGTGCCCATAGATGGTTAACGCTTTGAAGCCTTGTCGGCGTCCTTCTTCAACCTTTGTTCCAGGTCAAGGCGCAGCTGCTTGTAGCGTAGGCCAAGCACCGTGCTTTTGACGTCAGCCTCGGTGCTGACCTTGTTCTTGTCGGCGATGCCGTTCCCGATGATCAGGGAGAACTCCGGTCCAGACTCAAGCAGGGTCATGTATCCCGCAGTCCCAGGGTGGCGCTTGATGTAGGCCGGGATGCCACCCGTACCGAAGTTCGTCTTGCCCTCGCGTGAGGAGGGCTTGGGCAACATCTGAAGCACAGTAAACCAGCCGGCCTTTAGCTTGCCTACGGACGGAGCGCGGCTCGCTACGTATTCGGAAATCTCAGAGTCTTCCTGCACAATCTCCTTGTCTCTCCAATTGCTGATTGGGGATGCTGGTCGGCCATTCTTAACAAAGCGTCCACCCATGCGCTCGCGGTAATTCTGGTGGATGGGATACAGGTCGCGGACATACCCCATAGTGCCATACTCGGACTTGCGGGTAAAAGACTTGGCAAAGTAGTTCTTGGCCTTCTTGAAGGCCCGCTCGTCGTCGTAGTCGTTGGCGATGGCCTTGAGGATGCGCGTGCCCTTCATCAGGGCCGTCCTGGATGCGCCCTCTAGAAGTTTACGAAACTCGGAAGGAGAGCCGTACTTGGTAGAGCAGGCCAGCCGTTCCGTAAGGATCAGCAATGGCGTGATGCCTTTTCGAGACGAC